GACCCGGATTGCTCTGGATCGGCCAGATACATACACAAGTAATCGATCGCCTGACTCTCCGACCAGCCGTTAGCTTCAATCGTACCGGCTAAATTTACCACGGAGTTTACGAGCGTCCCGACCTCTGACGTCATCTTCGTCCCGGACAGCAAAGCTGTCTTCTTTGATCTGAAGACCCATCCTTGACCTTGCCCATCCGTAACATAATCAGGGTATATGAGGTTCGCCCGGTCGTGCATGTTCATCGCGATATCCTTCCAATACTGACTATGCGGACCGTTATCGGCTATAGCCTCGGTGAGTTCTCTGATAATATTGACAGGAATAAACCTATCGTAATTTTTAAAATCCGCTTCGGCTATAGATAATTTATTCCCCGCGTCCTTGAGTACCTTTAGGCGTTTAGTCTTTGAGGCTCCATCGTGATAACAGCCTGGCAAGAACATCCTTAATGCCTTCATCCTAATTTGGAATGGAGTCACCAGCACATTGTAGACGTACGGTACGACCCACGCAGCCCTGATAGAATTGATCCCCTGCACGTCGAATGCCGCCTTAAGCCCAGTTGATGTTATATCAAACTGATGAATCAATTTTAGACCGGGCTGAGTCCGCCGAATAGGGAATGTCGCGAGAGGATAGCCTCTCAGAGGCGTCCCTGGCGACCCCTTATCGTCAATAAATTGTAACTGGGCTGCCCAGTCAAATGCTCTAGTTCCTCTCGCTACATCGGCAAATAGCGTCCCGACCTCTACTTTCGTAGTCGGTACACCCTGCTTGTCAATCTCAGCTATATAAAAAGGATACCCAGGATTTGAATAGAGCGGATCGCTCGCAGCATCCCATAACTTGTACACGGTCTTTTCGAATTCAGCGGACGCCATGATCCTAGCGAACGCTTTCTTATGAGCGTCCAAGCTAGTCTTAACGGATCCAGTAATCGGGCTCGTCTTCCCTCCATATGCAGTTATCCACCAACCTGCGGTTACGGTTCGTACGACACATGTCTTCTTAAATATATCCGTGTTGGATGAGATTATCCCCAGAGCTTCTAATGCATAAGGATGGTTGGTGATGATAGCATTAAACGCACTATTCCCTGCCAGCTTCTCGAGGTCCGTATCTGGAACGTCCATCAGGCGAGCTTTATCCCGCTTAATCGGCAGTCCCAAGTCATTCCATAATTTCGTATACTTCTTAAGTAAGTCTAGTCCGCCTTTCTTAAACTGACTTACAGAATGCGAACCGCCAAATACGAACTTATCCTCGACCGCAGGTTTATACTCCCTCACCTTGTTGTCTCTCGTCAAGAAAGGGTATCTCGCTGTCATATGCACTGGTACAGATCCCGGGAATAACAGCTTGATAACGTCTGCGAC